CGTATTGTCTACATATATGCGGGACGTTGGTGTGCCAACATAAACGCCATAGACCAGATCCGAGCCATCGGCGCGGGTGAACGTGTTATTGAACGTAAACGTGTATGCCGTATTGATGACCGCGACGGTAAAAGTCGTCGTGCTGTAGAACGATCCGTAGCGCCGCCCGGCTTCGACGGCGATATACAGATTGTAAAACCATCGATACCAGGGCCGCGAGACAAAATTGGACAGCGTATCCCAAAGCTGGACACGCGCCGCCGGTATGAGGGTGTTATTGGCTACGTCAGGCATTGGTCGGGTCCAGAATCAGTTCAGCGCCCATAATGGCGATCTTGACCGGATCGGTCCCGGACACCTCATAGACACGGTCGCGGATCTTCATTGTCATGCCGAGCCGCCGCCAGATGGTGCGATAGCCATACTGACCAATCTGGCCCATCGACTTCCAGTGTTCGTTCGACCATGTATGCCCGCCGTCATCCGACCAACGCAGCATGACCTGCGGATCAGAACCCTGCCCGGTCGCAAGCCCGACGCCCGACTCGCAGTCTAGCTGGAGACTGTGCTGCGTTGTGCGTTTCAGGTCGTTCTGGCCCGTCGGAAGCGCCCGCCATGATCGCAACCACTTCTGGATCGTGTCGGCTTCTGCGTAGACATTCATGTCATAGGCATAAAGAACGCCCGCAACGTAATCGCCGATGACAATCTCGTCAGCGAAGTTCATCTGGCACTGGCCGCGATGGCGGGTGAAGGCGTTGTTCTCCCACCCTGCCCGCTCATGCCATGCGCCGGTCGAAACATCGTAGACCCACGTCGTGTTAGCGGTCGGAAAGTTAAGGACGTAGAAGGCGTGGCCGTCCTGCTGATAGGTGTAGGCCACAGCGTCGGCCAGCGTCGTATATTGCTGGATCTGCCACTCGACGGCGTGGGTCGAGATACGCTCGCCGGAGTAGCCTTTGGAACGGTAGACGATACCGTTACCGCGCGCGTCCTTGCCGAGCCAGAACAGGCCGTTGTCCAGTTTGGCTACGGAATAGGGAGCCTGACAGCCGATCTCGTTGAACGCACCCTGAATACGGGCAAGCGGGAAGTCAGGCAGACCGGCGTCATACCAGACTTCAACCGAGTTGGTGCCGAATAGCCAAACCTCGCGATGGTCAACAATAAGCGTGACCAGATTGTCGGGCGAACCTTCGGCGCTGGCGAAATCCAACGGATCTACAGACGTGCCGTCGTAGAGCGAAGTCACCCAGAACTTCTGACTGTTTGGCTGGGTATAGACAAAATAGCCGTCAATAAACCCGACGCCAACAGCGCCATAGAAGTCCGGGTCGGTGATCTGGGCAAAGACATCGGTGCCAGCGTTGTAGATGTAACCGTTCGCGCCCGCCGCAATGAATAGCTGCGTGCCGTTGTCAACCATATTGACGGGATCGACGCCGGCTACGACGCCCTTATCCACGTAATTCCAGTCAGTGTCGATTTTGTAAAGCCGATTTCCCGCCACCGCGTAGGCGTAATCCCCAAACGTCCAAAGCCCCCGCACCGGCCCTGTCGGCAACTGCACAAGCTGACGAAGGCCGGGCGCGCGTTGGAGAAAGGCTGGCTGCTTGCCGCCGTCCGGGACGATCTCGGGAAAGAGATTGACCATCCTGTTGTCCGCAGCGTTGACGCTGCGGGCGACATAGGAAGCGCCAAGGATAGGCGTCTGCATCAGGCTTGACCTCCAATATTCATGTAGATATACTGCATGTTCATTGAAGGAGACATCATATGGAAGAATGGCGGCCAGTTCTTAACTATGAAGGACTCTACGAAATTAGCAATCTTGGCAACGTGCGTCGCGTAGCGCGAGGCAAATTGTTTTCCGCCGATCAAGTTGCCGAAGCCAAACATCGGCTTAGCCAAGGCGCAAAATTGAAAGACATTGCGGCGTTTTTGAACACCAGCGTCACCACGGTTATGTTGATTAAACATGGTAAAACATGGGTTGGCGACGTAAACTACCGAAGTCTGCGGACGACGCCCGACAGACAACGATACCATACGTTTAGACCTTGCAAAAATGGCCAGTATAGACATTACCGCGTTCATAGAGCTGTATGGGAGGCTTTTAACGGGCCAATTCCGGGCAGATTGGAAGTGAACCATAAGAACCTCATTAGGGACGATAACCGTTTAGAGAACCTAGAGTTATTAACGCATCAGGAAAATGTGCAACATGCTTTCGATATTTACCGGCAAGATCCGAACAGCCGGCAACCAAAAGGCCGGGCGGGGTCTTACAGAGGCAAATATTATAAAACATAGTTACATATTACCTGCGTATATATTGAACCTTTGCCTAGTCCCCACGATGCTGTAGGGCAGAGCCATAATATCGTCGGGGTTATTGATCCGTTTCAGATTGCGCTTGCTATACATGGCGATCCGCTGCACCTGCGCCGACGGCTCGACACCAAACTCCGGCGCGATTTCACAGGCCAGATTATAGCGGAACGCCCGCAGATAGCCGGGCGGGAACGATAGCGTCGTCGCCAGCGTAGCCGGGGTGGTCAGTTCCTCGACCGAAATGAAGTGCCATTCCAGCTCCCGGAGCGGCTTGGGGTAAATATACATATCTATGTCGGGGAAAGTATTATTGACGAAGATGACCTGCGGATAGGTGCTGGTTACCGTCTTGACGGCGATGCCGTCATATTGCTGTTGATTGATGAATTTGATGCCATAAGAGACGTTGGTCTGCGGGTCGCGGAAATAGGTGGCGTCGTCCAGAAGCACCGGACGGTTGCCTACAAAATCTCCGGTCGGGCCAAGCGTCCGATTGAGAACGCCTGACGGCCAGTTAAAAACTTGGTCCTGAGTCGAAAATACTGCCAGACGCTCGGTGTTCCACGAGTCGATCATCTGGTTGAGGGCCATCAGCGCGTCTTGCGACGTTTCCGACGAGGGCGTTTCGCCCTCTGCGAGGACGCCCAGAAGTCTCAACGCTCCGTTGATCTGCCCGCCCGCTGTTGTCATCTGGATCAAACCTCTCCCAGCCGTTCTCTTCGTCGGCTTCGGCTTCAAGATGCATCGTTGCGATCTTCACCCCATGAATGGGATGCCGCAAATAGATTACAGCCATTTTTCACCTATGGTAAGGGCCAGCCGGCCCGTAGGCCGGCTGTAAGATTAGATCAGGACGCAACCAGTGGGATAGAGAACCACTGGGTAGCGCTGTAGGCCACGAACATGCAGGCCGTTTTAGCCGCCATGCTGTAAGCCGTTCCAGAAGCCACAGCGTTAATGGCGGCGCTGTTGCCGTCATTAGCCGAATAGACATTCAGGGCAGCGTTAGCCGTGTCATCATTTTTTACAATGACGACAAGGCCGGCGACGCCAGTCGGAAGCGCTACACCTTTAGTGGCGTCCGCAGCCGTGACCCAATTAAATCCAGCCGACAACGCGGTGCCCGTCGCCTGATTAGTGCCCGCAGCCGCCGGTTTGGCGACAGCGAGAGAAAGCGTGCCTCCACTGATCGCCGCGCCCGTGATGGTCGTGCCACTCACGAGTTCGGGATCAGAAAAGGCAACACCGACAGGTTTAGTGTTAGGCATTGCCTTCTCCTGTGATTAGGCGATACGATAGATCGAATACGCCGCCGTGCCCGTTTTGCGGAAACGGAAGATAGCCGACGACGGGTTTGTCGTCGTAGCGCCGTCAATCAGAACCGCGCTGCCAACAATGGTGTTGCCCGTGCCTGCGCCGAACGTCACATCATTAGCGGCGTTGTCGCCGATGTTGATAAAGCTCACATCAAAGCTGGTGTTAACAGCCAGACTCGGAAACGCCGCGTCAATTAACGCGCCGGTCGGGAACGTGTAGGTGCCCGCGTCCGTGCCGCCCGAGTCAATCGTTACGACGCCAGTCGACAGATTGGCGGCCGTAATTGTAACCGTTGCGCCAGTCAGATCCGCCGAAGCGCCCTGCGCACGCGTCAACGGTTCGCCGCGAGTGCCCGCCGAGAACTGATAGCCGCCAGTTCCCTGCGGGATAGCCGGCGTCGGGCCAAAGGATTCGAGCGGGTAAGACGCGCCCTGAGTAGTGATAGCCATGATTCAGAACTCCTCGATTAGATTAGCCCCAAAGACGGACAGCCATCTGCGGACGGATGACGCTGTAACCATACAGAACGTCAATACGGCAGGGCAGTCGGTCGTTGTTGATGTCATACTGACGGACAACGCGGAGCGAAATGCCGTTGTGGACCTGACGCGAAGCCATGTCGACACCCTGCGGAAGCAGAAGATCGGCCGTCGCGAACGCAATCGCGTCGCGATGATAGATCAGGTTCTGCGGATACTGCGTCGAGGCAGCGCCGAGGAACGTGACCGCCGCGCCGGAAGCCGGCAGAGCGTCGACCGTGGCCAGAGCCTGCGAAGCCGAATACATCGCCGGAACAGTGACCGAAGCCGTGGTGGACGCCGTAACGTCAGCCAGAGCTACGAACTGATACAGCGAGCCCGTCGATTCACGGGTCTGCGGGTTAACAGCATAGACATTGGCGATGGTGAACACGTCGCCGGCCTTGATGGTCGTCGTCGAAAGGCCCGTCAGAACGACGGTCGTCGAGCCCTCGGTCGTGACCGTAGCGTTGACCGTGACCGTGCCAGCGCGGGAGCCAGTCGTGAACTGCTTGATCGACTGCGACATATTCAGCTCGTCATAGCCGAGAATGCCTTCACCGAACATGCCGTTCTTGAACTGCTTCGAGATCGCCGACACCGGGTTGAATAGGCCCTTCATGCCTTCGATCAGCGCAGCGTTCGCAGCCGGGTTGACCGTCGCGTAGCGCGGCGACATGACAGCGGCGTTCTCGTTCAGCTTCTGCTGCGCCTGCAACAGAACGAGTGAGGTGGCCGGGGTCGTGCCGGGCGTGCCGACCGAGTTGCCGATGTATTTGAAGCTGTTCGCAACGTCCGCGTCGATAGAGGACGCAAGCTGCGAAATACGAGGCTTCAGAACACGTTCAGCAAAGTCGTCGAGCTGCATGGTAAGCTCGGCGGTCGTGAAGTTAACGCCGATGTGCTTCTGGCTGGAGACCGCGAGCGTGGTGTACTGCTCGTTGTCGTCCTGGACCTGAAGCGCCGCGCCGTCCGTAACCAGAGCGCGGTCGGGCAGACGGATACGGAGGGTCGAGCCGATCTTCGCGCCTTCAACGGCGAAACTATCATCATCACTATGTTCAGAACAGGCCGCTACGCCCATTCCCGCTTTCGCAGCTACCGCTCTCGCGGCAGGTCAGACTATATCTTTAGATATGACGCCAGATACGTCCGCTACGGATCATAGACACCAATGATCGAGTAACGCCGTATTTAGCGGCAATTTCTTGCTGCGTGCCTACATAGGCGCGTATTTCGCGAACCTGTTCATCCGTGAGTTTTGCGTGGCTGTTTCGGGTTCCCTGTGCCTGACGATTTTTATCCACCATGTCCTGCATGTTGGCGTCAAAGTCGCCGGCAAAAAGATGCGCCGGGTTCACACATTTACGGTTGTCGCACGAATGAAGGATATACGCACTGCCCGGATCGCCGTTAGCCAGTTCATAGGCTACGCGGTGAGCGTAGGCAGTTTTGCCGTCCTTATGGAATTGACCGTAGCCGTTAGGCATCAGGCATCCCGTCCATTCGTGGCATCCGCTCTCACGTATTGCCACCTTTGCGAAAAATCGCGACCTCAAGTCACGCTTCATATCTACCCCGCATTTCGGGCCGCTTGGCCCTACGAGCTTTCGCTCTAGTCGTTGAACCTTCATCATATCACAGTCAGCGATAAGATGCTTGGCTGCTGATTGCCCAATCCACAGGCTTTTCAGACCGTCGCGCTTGTCATTTCTAACTACGCTGTGGTGCATGTGGCTCTAAGGGGTTTCCAGCAATTAACGGGGTTTAGTGTCAGCTAGACTTACGTTTACTGACGGTTCACAGTGCGCGTGAGCACAAGCGAGTTCTCCAAGATCTCGAGACTCTTTCTTGTGATCATGTCAATAGTGAG